CTAAACGATATGATATTGAACTTTTTTTAAAGTCATGCCTGAATCAAATAATAAACTTGCATGAGTATGCCTAAAGCCATGTATTCTTATCGGTTCTAAATCGCTATTCTTTATTATCTCATGTAGCCATTTTCTTGGCTTAGAAGGAGAAAGGATACCACCGTTTTCAGATTCAAATATTTTAGTGCTATCAGGAAAAGCAACATGTAGTTGGTTGGGTATGTCGCAAGTTTTATCATCAAGACTTATTAATCTAATACTTGCCTTAGTTTTTGTAGCAGAAACCTCAAGCCCGAGCGGAGAGTTAGAAACAGCCTTATTTATATCAAGTGTCTTTTTTGGATAATCAGACCATTCCAAGGCAAGTAACTCGCCTTTTCTTATTCCAGTAAATGCGAGTAGTCTAAATAAGGCTATTTTTTTAATATTGTTTGTTGCTTCAAGTAATTTCATGAAATGTTTTAATTCATCTGGGTTGTAGAAATCTTTTTTACTTTCGGCTGTTCGTTTTATTTTTGGGGATGTAACAGGGAGCGCTGGATTTGATTGTATGTATCCATAAAGTGCAGCGTGATTAAATACTTTGCGAATCATTCCAAAGAGCTTACGTGCAAATTTGAGCTTGTCTGATAAGTCATTTTGAAAGTCTTGTAGCTTTAGTGGTGTAAAATCAGACAGTTTCTCGTCACCAAATTTTGGCAAAACATGCTTATCAAAAGCTCTCGTAGTTTTATAATAGGTACTGTTCTGTACTTCCTTTTCATAGATTATTAGCCACTCATTGTATAATTCTCTAAAAGTTATTTCACTTTTAGGAGTAGGATTATCTATTTCTTTTTGTAGTTGCATGATAGCAGCTTTTGCATCAGTTTTATTAGAAAAACCTGAACGTTTTATATATTTATCTTTTCCATTTTCTTTTCCTAAGTATATTCTGAATTTATAAGCAGTAGTGCCGTTCTTCTTTTTATATGATTTTATTTCCAAAGTTGATTTTTACCCCATTTCTTGCTAAAATTGAGTACAGTAATAGACCTTCGTTTGAAGTGTTTATACTGTATTTGAGATTAAATCCACCCTGGTCCGACCAAAGATAGGGTGGATTTTTTGATTAAAATTTACCAAACTAGTCCTGCAGCAGCAATTTCTTTTTTTGAAGCAAATTGTCCGTTAGAACGGTGCCATCTGCCATTTGCATCCCGAGTATAACCAGTAGAATTTCCATTTTGTTCAGTTTGAGCAGCAGCTTGTGCTTGAGCAGCAGCTTGTGTTTGAGCAGCGGCTTCGGCTTGTTTAGCGGCTTCGGCTTGTTTAGCGGCTTCGGCTTGTTTAGCGGCTTCGGCTTGTTTAGCGGCTTCGGCTTGTTTAGCGGCTTCGGCTTGTTTAGCGGCTTCGGCTTGTTTAGCGGCTTCGGCTTGTTTAGCGGCTTCGGCTTGTTTAGCGGCTTCGGCTTGTTTAGCGGCTTCGGCTTGTTTAGCGGCTTCGGCTTGTCTAGCGGCTTCGGCTTGTCTAGCATCTTCAGCCTTTTTAGCGTCCTCAGCCTTTTTAGCTTTGGCAGCTTTCTTAACGTCCTCAGCTTTTTTAGCTTTGGCAGCTTTTTTAGCGTCCTCAGCCTTTTTAGTTTCGGCAGCTTTTTTAGTTTCTTGCTGACTAATTCTACTTTGTTCCATTTCTTCTGGATGTGTCTGAGCATACCCATATCCACCCACGATTGTTAAGGCAAGGAAACTAAGAAGTATATAACGTACTTTAAATCTGGTATTTTTTTTAAAAATATATTTTCTAATAACTGTTACGATAGCATAAATGAATAAAATAAATCCTAAAAGTATTGCAATGATTCCAAACCAGTAGCTTAAAGCTAATATAATAACAATTACTAGTATTTTGAACCATAATTTGTCATCCCATAAGTTTTTTAGTTTTTCCATAAATTTTCTCCCAACCTAGCTTTTAACGAGATTCAAGACATTGCTCGTATTTTTATAAGTTTAATTCCACCCTGCTCCATCTAAAGATAGGGTGGATTTTTTTTAATTTATAAAGGTCGTGTTTTTAACTTTCCAATCTTCAAGCTTTATTGCTACCCAAAAACCATAAATTCCTAATGTAACAATAGAAAGAAGCAACCATTTAATCCAGTTTCCAAAAAGGCCAATAGCTGATCCACTAAAGCTCATGCGATGGCCATCAACTACTGTATGATTGATTTTCCAACCATAAACCATACATAATGCCCAAGGATAACAGATGCCCAAAGTGACAGTAGTAATAATAGCACCTAAAATATTCCAACCAATAAAACTTAATAAGCCACCATCAAAAAAAGATTGACGTCCCCATTTAGTTTCTGGTCCATATCCATTATTCATAAAATTTTCTCCTGTCCAGCTTTTATTGAGGTTCAAGACATTGCTCATAATTGTTTTATTTAAACAAATCCCAAATTGAGAAAGTTGTTTTCTTATAAACTTTGTTGTAAACTGCTTTTTTCGGATTTTTAATCATCCCCATGCCCTTTTTTCCATAACCAGGAATAAGGGCTTTTTTCACTTTACGTTTATATTTTGCAGTTGTTCTAGCTTTAAAACTTTTTGCTAAGCTAGGCTTTCTCATTCCAAATTTCATAGTTTCTCCTAAAATTAAACAGTGCCCAATAATTGCTGGAATTCTGTTTCAGCCATATTATAGAAATTATGGCTTAGATGATAACGATCTAAAAATTGATAAATATTAACAGTTTCAATTACATCAAAATAGCTAATATAATCGATAATATAGTCATGCATTTCTTGCTTATTAATACTGACTTTTATTTCATCTTCAAAAATTTCAGTGATAGCTTTATGCATCTCTAAATATTCATTTTTTATTATTGATTCAGCTAACTCAAATGGTGCGTCTGTTGTATTTACAAACACATTGAAATATTCGTAGCTTCCCCCGTTAGCTTCAAATATTTCCCAAAGAAGAAGAACGGACTCGCGATTCGCTCTAACTTCTTGAGGGTTAGTTGCATCAAAGTAATCTCCACGATGATTATCTTTATTTAGAACATGAATTAATTCATGAGCAATCTCAAAAGGGGAAGCTTCATCAGAATTATAAATCATTATCTTGTTATCAAAATTAACGGCTGCGGGAACTGGAAAGAATCCAACATCAACAATCTTAAACCCGCATTTTTCAATTTCTTTGAAGAGATATTCTAAAAGCTCCTGTCTGCTCATAGAAACCTCCTTATTTGTCTTCTAATTGTTTTCCAAGTGCTTTTTTCATGGCTTCCTTAACTTCATCAGTTAATGGCTTACCATCAAACGAAACCCACTTATCCCAATCAACTTTGCTATCATCTACTAAATCTGCAAGATCAATACCTCGCTTTTGTTGTTCAGCTTTAATGGATACAACTTTAGTCTGTTCTTTTTTCTGTTCTTCTAATTGAGAAGAAGCAGTATCGAGAACTATTTTTTGGCGTGGTTCTTCAAGCTGTTTCATGGCACTAATTGTTTTTTCGATGATAGGAAATTCGTTTTCATTTACCCACTCATCACTAAACCTTGGGTCAATATCAGACTTTAATATTCCAAAAAAACTAGCAATTTTTTCAACATTACCAGGATTAACTAATGTTTTTCCACTGGTATAATCACTAATTGTACTTTGCGCTATTCCGGTGCCCCGTTGTAAATCTGCTGGTTTTTTGTTAAATTCATCTAAATATTTTTTTATATTAGTAGCAATAATAGGTTTTAACGATTCTTCTCTTGGCGTTAATTTTGCTCTTCCCATATTTCAACTTTCCTTATGTTTTAAAAACATTATACCGGAAAAAATCGGTGTTGTAAATGATAAAAGCGAAAACATATCGAATTAAATCGTTTTAATCATTGACACCGAATTAAATCGGTGGTATAATTAACTCATAAAGTCAAACAAGCGAACGAACAAAACTGTTGCGCAGCTTCTGAGAATGTAGTTACACGTTGTATTCAACTCAGCGTAAGTAACAAGTTTGGAAAATAAAAAGCCCCAATGGGGCGGAATGAGAGATATACGATGCATAAAGTAATTCTAACACTAGCCTTTATCGTGTTATTCGGTGAACTATCGGCAGGTATATTACTCTGTATAAAGTTAGCTTCATCAGAGGGAGAATTGATATTAAAAATTTCACTCATTATTGGTACAATAGTATTTACTTTATGGGGGATATCTTGGTCAGCATATATTATGGATAAATTACTTTTTTAGAATACTGAGTGAGAGGAAAAGAGATTTTATATTTCGGTAATAACTTTTCAAGTGATTTCACCTTGTGTAAATTTCCATTTTTATTTCTAAACCAAGTTTCCCCATTAGAATCTTTAAAAGTCATTTCGGGCACTGAATGTTCTCCGCCCATGGAACTTTGAGAGGTCAATATTATTTTTGAATTACCAGGAGGAAGAACTTCAATATATTGAACATCTTGATAGTAATTATCGTGTTTATCTTTATTTAAATTTCCGAGGTCATCAATTGTTCCCGAACTCATATTAGATACTGAAAATATAAAAATATCATAAATCGCATTTAAATTTGAATTACTAATAGTAACATTGGGAGTTTCGGTACCAATTTTTTCGGGTGAAAGCCACATTGATACGTTTATTGCTTGAGAACGCTGTTCTTTTATGAATTCTCTTTCTTGGTTGTGAGCATTAATTTTCATCTGATAAGTTAAACTTATAAAAGATATTAAGATGGCGGTGAGTGATAAGAAAACAGTTAGCCAATCTTTTTGTTCACCTATCCAGTGAAATAAATTAAAACTACCAATATTATCTTTGTTCATAAAAATCTCCGATATAATTTTAGTTTAGTCACTTACATTATAGCACGGAGTTATGATATCGCTCACAATGAGCAGGGAAGACTGGCGAACAGGTTCGATTCCTGAACTTCCCTTACTGCGAATGCAGAAATTTAAAAATAGAAAGGAGCCAGTATGGCAGAGAAAACACCACCCAAAATTAAATTAAAAGCAGTAAGAACTAATGCTGGATTTTCAGCTAAAGAAGTGGCTGAGATTGTAGGTAAAAATTATCAAACTATTTTGAGTTATGAAAAAGATAGTACTGAAATACCCATGAATCTAGCTCGAAAATTGGCAGATATCTATGATTATCCTATTGATTATATTTTTTTAGGAAAAACAACCGAATATAATCGGTTTGAAGCTAGTTAGAAAGGTGAAATATGAACGAATTACAAAATATTGATGGATTCAATGCCAAAATTTATGGAACAGCAGAAAATCCTCTATTCTTCGCAAAAGATATTGCAGAACTCATCGAACACTCAAGAGCATCCGAAATGCTAAAAACAGTTGATGATGATGAAAAGCTGATGCAACCAATCCTTGCATCAGGTCAAAATCGTAATATGTGGTTTTTAACTGAAGATGGACTTTATGAAGTTCTCATGTCATCTAAAAAACAACAGGCGAAAGCTTTCAAGAAAAAAGTGAAAGAAATCCTGAAAATAATCCGAAAAAACGGAGCATATATGACTGACAAAAAAGCTCTAGATGTAATAAACGGCAGCGGACTCGCTGATTTACTTTTACAAGCAGGTCAACAACTAAAGGCAAAAGAGCTGATTATCACTGAAATGAAGCCAAAAGCTTTGTTTGCAGATAGTGTAGCGACTTCTCGAAGTTCTATCTTGGTAGTACATCTGGCTAAACTGCTTCGGCAAAACGGCTTTGAAATCGGACAAAATCGCTTGTTTGAGCAATTGCGTAGTCAAGGTTGGCTTAGTAACCGAAAGGGTGAAGACTGGAATATGCCTACCCAAAAATCATTAGACCGTGGCTTCTTTGAAATTAAAGAAACTACTCATAACAATACCGATGGATCAGTAAGGATTACTAAAACGCCTAAAGTTACTGGCAAAGGTCAAATTTATTTTGTGAATAAATTTTTGCAGGAACTTGAAGCTTAGAAAGGAAAACTCATGTTTGAAGAAATGATTCAACAAATGCGAGATTCTGTTAGAGGAAATGTTTTAAATTCCATGCATGATTTTATCTCTGATGACGGTAAGTACCCTCTTGCTTTAACTCAAAAACAAGTCATGGAGCTGATTGGCTGCGGAGATGAAAGTACATTTGCGATTTCATTTAAAGAGCATTTGAAATTTGCTGAAATGAGTTACGGAAAATCAGGCACAAAATGGTCAAGAGATTTAGTTATTGATTGGTTCAAAGAACCAAGGAATCTACAGTTACAAAGACGAGGTAAATAAAATTAAAAACATAATTTTAACATCCAGAGAAGCAGATGCTGCGCTTCAAACTGCTCTAATCGATGGTGCAAAGTGGATTATCACAAGAAAGACCGATACAGTGCTTTATCAAGGTAAGACAATGAATTTTACACCACTTAGAAGCGGTGGAGTATTACTTGAGGTTTACTAAATATGAGCAAACAACAAAAAAGCGTCCACTCGGCAAAGTGAACGCAAAGACGTGATGTGTCTTCAAAATTTTATACCTAGATTATATCACGTTTCAACAAAAATAAGAAACGGAGAACGTTAAATGACAGTACCAGTAGTTTTTGAGGGAGGAATTTTACAAAATGATGAATTGTTTTCTTTCCTTAAAGAAGTTGAAAATAAAGTTCCGGACATCGTAAACAGCAAAGATGATAAAACATTTTTAAATAATTATAAAAAAGAAATTTCAGCAACTATTAACGATATCGACCTATCAGAAAAGAAACAAATTGATGAAATAATAGAAGTTTTCAGGGATAGAAATCCTCAAGTCTGGGAAGCTCGTTCTAAGTTTGCTGGAATTGTAACTAAGATTACTCAAATGAACAGCGACTTCGATGAGCGCAGACGAAGAGCAGGATTTGAAGCAGTTGACTTAGCAGTACATGAAACCAATGTAGTTTATGGGCTTTCAGGAACTAGATTTGTTTTAACAACAGGCAGATTCACAAGTGTTGATGCACTAACTACAAAAGGAGATTTAAAGAAATCTATCCAAGACAAAATAGATAGTGCAGGTTTGCAAGCTCAGGCTAATTTGGAACAAGAACGACTTTTGGAAGCAGCTTGAATTGCTGAACGAGACAAGCAACAAGAGCTGGCTAAAAAAGAACAAGAGCTACGCCAACGTGAGCAGGACTTAGCTCGCCAAGAAGCCAACGATACACAAGCTATTCAAAAAGAGTTGGAACAAGAGCGTAATAGAGCAAACGCAAAAGCTCAAGCCGTTGATAATATCCAAAAATCACAGGCTGAAAAAACCCAAGAAGTTCTAACTCGACTAACAAAACTTGAAAACTTAATTGATCCAAGTAAAGAATATACTGGAGAATCTGTTTTAGGGCTTATCAAAAAAATTAAAGGACTATTAAAATGACAAATGAAATTCAAGTGACAACAGCAGAACAATACCAAAAAGCAGCATTAAATACTTTAAAGCGTCAGATTACCATGGGAGTGAATATTCCTAAAAACTTCGATGCGGAAGGTGCGCTAGGGTACACAGCTTTAGCAATAGTCAACAGTGGGTTTACAGTCTCAAAAGAAGTAATTGTTGACACATTGATAAAAGTAGCAAGCAAAGGTCTCGACCCTCGAAAAGACCAACTCTATGTTATTCCTAATAAAAAAGGGCAAGTGATGCTTATGGAATCGTACTTTGGTTACAAAAAACTTGCTTACGACATTCCAGAAATTGAAAGAGGCAGCATTTTCGCAGAGGTGGTTCGCCAAGGAGAGACGGTTTTTTTTCAAGGACGAACATTGGAACACGAAAAAGCTTTTGAAGCTATTGATAATGACATTATTGGAGCTTATGCGAAAGTGAAAATTGGGGATGAGGAAATTGCTCACTATATGTCCGTTTATCAAATAAGTAAATCTTGGTCTAAAACGAATAGTTTGGATAAAAACTTTGTTGAAGAACAACGTCACAATAATTACGGTAAATCTTGGACAGTGAAAGTTGCGGATACAAGCAAAATTGAAAAAGGAAAGCTAACAGCTTTCAATAAAAATCAAGAAGATTTTCCAGAAGAAATGAGTAAGAGAACGGTCATCAAGGCATTACTCAAACCTATTATTAAATCTTATGCAGAGCCAACCAGTGCTGCAGCATTGGATAACAACGAAGAAGGAACAGTGATTAAGGAAGCAGAAGTTCCTGATGATGATTTTGTTCTTGAAGAGGCAGAAACGAAGCAAGTAGAAACTCCAAAAGAAGAAGTTCAAACTTCAGAGCAAACCGAATCATCGGAAAATAACGAAGAATCAATTGCCGAAGAATTACCATTGCTTTAAAACCTATGAGCAAACTGCAGTCCTCACTAATCCTGAGCAGTAGAATTAGAAATAATTCAACTTTAAGCAAGACTACCTTGGGCGGTAGTGCTCGTATTTAGTCAGCCTGAGCATGCTTTCAACTACTCCCGCTTTTGCGGTAGGAGGTCAAGATGATCTATGACGAATACATGATAAGACGAATCATGGAGAAATATGATTGTGATTACGATGCAGCAGTAGAGCTGTTTAATGATATTGAATAAACTGTTAGAAAGGAATTATAAATGGAATTTGAAACATGGAAAAAAATTGAGTTTATTAACTCTCCAAAAATTGTTGGTATTCCAGTAGGCGAATATGAGATTAGCAGTCATGGAAATTTGAGACAAGTTATAAGTGATAATATTCGTAAGAAAGTAAAAATAAATACCACATCAGACCAGCGGCCAAGATATGGTTTTACACTAGATAACGGAAAACGAGTAATGCCATTTATACATCAATTGGTAGCACAGGCATTTATTCCAAACCCTGAAGGACTGCCAAACGTTAAACATATTGATGGTAACAAATCAAATAATTATGTTGGAAATCTAAGGTGGTCGAAGTGATGGAACAAAGTACAAAGTTTTTTAACCAAATACCAGTGCCAATTATTGAAGCTGATGATTTAAATGATTTTGAAAAACTTCTTTTTAGTGAAATATACACGATGGCTAATTCTTTTGGCAGTATCTTTCCTTCAAATGCTTATCTTGCTAAGAGGTATGGCAAAACAACTTGGACAGTTTCAACGACTTTGAAAAAGTTACAAGAAAAAGGCTATATAAAAATGGAATATGAATTCGAAGGTAAAGAAGTCAAAAAAAGATATATTTACCCCTATTTAGATTTATCTAATGGGGGTATTGGGAAAAATCTAAATACCCCTAGTGAAAAAACCAAAGAGGGTATTGGGAAAAATCTAAAAGATAATATATCAATTAATAAATCAACCAATAAATCAAATAATAATATATCGGACAAGTCCGATAAAGAGTCTGGTTTAGAAACTAGATTTAATAATCTTTGGAAAATATATCCTAACAAAAAAGGAAAACCGAAAGCTCTATTAGCTTATAAAAGAGCTGTAAAATCTGGAACGACAGACGAAGAGATTAAAACGGGTCTTGAAAACTATTTGGAAGAAATAAGAGTTAAAAATACCCAACAAAACTATATAAAACATGGCAGCACATGGTTTAACGGTAAGGGTTGGGAAGATGACTACGATTTAACACCTATTCAAGGATTTAGAAGTAACAAAGTTGTAAAAGGTGCTCCTGGATGGTCTTCTATGAATAAGAAAAGCGAAGAGGTAAAAGCAGATTGGTAAAAGTACCAGCTAGTGCTAAAAAATATGAACTAGCAAAATTTTACGCAGAAACAGTATCAGAAGTTGTTGCTGACGTTACTGCCAAAGATTATGAAAATTTTACAAAGTTTATTGAAAAAACCGATAAACCTTTAAAAATTACTCCAATTCACTTTATTGTATATCTAACATGCGTATCTTTAGAAGTTGCAGATGATTATTACTTAAAGAATAAAAAGTTGGAGCATTTATTGACAAAAAGAGCATCTCTGGTGCATTGAAAAATATATTGTAAATCACAAATTTAACAAAGAAAAGAATAGGTAAAAAAATGAACGAATTAATTAAAATAATGGTGAAATCGTTAACGAAGAAATGATAAAGCAAGATGCAAACAGATATCGTGATATGAGGAAAATACTCACGATTCCTAAAAGCATTGCGGATGCACTTGACGTAGGAGACCTCATGTTTTTAGCTTTGACGCATGGAAATGATTTGCTTGGTAAATTGTCGGATGAAGAAAGAAATGCAGAGTGTAGACGCAGAAATGCTATTGCAAAAAGCCCTCGGAGTTGATTTAGTGAAAGTGATGGAGGGATGAAAAAAGCAAAGGATTTCTTCCTTTGCTCTCTCAATATGTTTATTGTGAAATGTAATCAAGTAGTTTGAACATTGTTTCTTTATTCTCACTTGGAAAATCATTAGTCAAAATATCTTTCGGAGATTGATTCAATGCATTGTTATTCAAAGCATAAGAAGCGTCATTTACGACAATTTCATGTATATCTGTTTTTGTAGGTTCAAAATGAAATTGTAATCCAATTATATTTTTTAGAAGAAAACCTTGATTTTCCAATAAATCACTACTGAACAATAACTCGGCTTCCTTTGGAATCTCAAACATTTCTTCATGCCAATGTAGTGCACTTAATTTTGGTGGAATGTTTTGAATTGAATTACTTTTGAGATAAACAGGTGCCCAACCAACTTCTTTATAAGGTGCTTTTGAAACATCGTATCCTAAAGTTTTAGAAATTTGTTGGGCTCCATAGCAGGCGCCGAATATTGGTATGCTTCTATCAATAAGTTCTTGAATTAATTTACGCTCATCTTTAATCCAAGGCAAATCATCGTTTGGACTCATAGGGCCACCGAGGATGATTAACATATCAGTGTCTTTTTCGTTAGGAAGTATACCGTCAAAATAGTAGGGGTGATAAACATAAATGTCATGACCTCTTTCAAGTGCCCAATCTTTTATGAAACCAGGGCCTTCATTTGGAGAGTGTTGTAAGATATTAATCCTCATAATAACACCTTTCTATTTCAACGGCAATGTTTTTAACCGCACTTCGCCTGCAATTCACGTTAATTAAAATATTATAACATAAGATAGAAAGAATATATTGAAAAACAAACTAATATCGCTGGTCAATGACTGGTGGGGAGGAATAAAAAAAGCGCATGGGCGCTTTGATAAATTAGTAAATGTTACACCAAGAACAAAAGAAAAAAGCATAAAGACCCAAAGACAAAGAAATATCTAGTAAATTGTTTTCTAATAGCGTTAACTTTGGCCTTAGAATCATCATCTAACATGACTATTTTTAAAGGATTATTGGGGGTGCTTAGTAAATATTCATTCCAAAAAGCTAGGCGGTCATTATCAATTAGACGTACAAGTTTAAAAAGAAGAGCAAGTAGGTAGAAAAAAACGACCGCAAATAATGCTTCCAAAATACTCTTTTGAGTTATCAGTCCAAAAATTATTAAAATGAAGGACAATATTAAAATTGCACCATAAATTCTTATTATTGTTCTTTGCTTACGGCTGAAAAAGTTACTAAGTTCATATTTTGTAATAGAAAAATTCCGAGATTTGAGTTCCTTATTTGTGAGGTTAGGGAATCTTTCTTTAATTAACTGCTTCTTTGCTTTCACAAAGGGCTTTGTAGTTTTTCCATATAAATACAAAAATTTATAAGGGTGATAATAAGGATGACAAGGACTATTAAGGATAAAATGCCTTTGAAATCTTGGAATTGCATAGAAGTACCTCGATGTGATTTTAATATTAACCATTTTACTATAAAAATATCGAAAAAGGAGAAAAGAGTTGAAAAATAAACTACTATCGCTGGTCATCAAAGTGTGTGACTGTTGGGGAGGGATTGAATGAATAATGAATTAATGTTCAGTAGTAAAACTGATTTGTGGACCACTCCTTGGAACTTCTTTGAGAAACTCAATGATGAGTTCCGTTTTACTTTAGACCCATGCTCAACTCATGAAAATGCAAAGTGTAATAAGCATTTCACGATTGAGGAGGATGGATTGTTGCAAGATTGGAGCAATGAAGTAGTCTTTTGCAATCCGCCTTACGGAAGAAAGATTAAAGACTGGGTTAAAAAAGCCTACGAGGAATCACAGAAAGATAATACAACCGTTGTAATGCTTACTCCAGCTCGCACTGATACGATTTACTTTCATGAGTATATCTATCAAAAAATCGGCTAAAGTTTGGAGATACTAAAAATGCAGCATCATTTCCAAGCATGGTCGTGATATTTAGAAAGGACAAACAATGAAACTTTTATGTAAGCTGTTCGGGCATAAGTGGGAAAATGCACTCTATATTCGAGTGTGCAAGAGATGTGAAAAGATTGAGTGGGTTTCAAGTAATTCAGAGTTTGAAGTATATGATGGAAAATTAAACTGCTCAGATCTTGACGAGTCAGAGAATGTGTTCGGGAAGGAATAAGAAAACTACCACCATATTGGTAGTAGTTGCATGTCATTTTAGACTAAGTTTTCCAAATGTTTAACTGCGTCTTCAATGGTATTTCCATAACCATAGATTCCTGAGTTATCAGCAAGATTTGCTCTAAAAATATCATTTGAAGTATCAAGAGTTACTGTATATTGGAAAAATTTATTTTTGTTAGTGAATGTCATAATTGCATTCTCCTTTCTTAAAAATATGAAAGGCATAGCGAAATTCTATACTGCCAAGTATAGCATTAATAAATCGAAAACACAAAGTGTACAAATAAATCGGTTGAAAGCCTACTGGAATTAGAAATAGGGTAAGTTAAGTAATTCATCAAATTCAGTCGTTCGATCAAGTGTCTCTATATATGGATTACCAAAAATAGGATGGACAGAAGTAACAAATATTTCTTTACCAGCACTATTTGTATAAGTGTACTTACACCCCATATCTATAAAATAAGCAGCCATAGCAGCTGTTTCCACAACACCACTCTCTAATTTTATATGAGTAATTTTTTTAGTGGATACCTCAGAAGAGTTAGAAAGACGAATATGTGTGATTTTATAAACCATAATTTCCCCCTTTTTATTTTCATTATAGACTTTCTTTGTGAAAAAATAAAGTCTACAAAGAATGAATATAGCAAGAGCTTTCTAACTGGATTATATTAAAAAGGAGAATTAATTTAATGGCAGATAAACTAGATAGAATTATCGGAGATTACTTAACAGGGAGATTAGCTGCAAATATCAAAGCAAGAGAGCTTGATTTGAGAGCTAGAAAACCTAAAGACAATCTCGGAATTAGAACACAATCACTTGGAATAGCACCTCAAGAGATAGAATATTTAAGAGTTGAGGAAGATGAACTCAAGGGTGTTCTAGGAAAAATGAAAAGGCAAAAAGAAATACTTGATATGTTTTGGTATATAGAATGTAGTGACACGAAAAAAGCTTTATTACTTCATTATAGGCAAAGAATGACATGGTATGGAGTAGCTCAAGAAATGTTTGTGGGTGTTACTACACTATGGCGCTGGAACAAATCTTTTAAAGAAATGATTAGACCGTATTTGTGAGTGGTAAAATCGTGAAATGTTTTTGAATGATTCAGTGAATTTTACCCCCTGTTTTAGTTGATATACTTGTATTATGAAGTAAAAGTCAAAAGCACAAAATATCAATTAATTCGGTTTGGATATACTTCATAAAGACTCAAAAGTTGGACTAGCAAAACTGCGGTCGGTTCGATTCCGGCTTTGAGTCATTCCTAGTTTTAATACAGCTGTATATTAGGAATTACAGTCAATTAAACTGACGAGTTTATTTGATGAAATATAAAAGGAGGTCTAGCATTGAAAATTGGCACAAATGGTTTAAATCTTATTAAACAGTTTGAAGGCTGCAGATTAACAGCATACAATATTGACGATGGAAAAATTACTATTGGCTGGGGACACGCAGAGCCGGTAGGTCAAACTAACTTGGTGGCTGGTGTTACAACCTGGACACAAGCCCAAGCAGATAATCAACTTACTGCAGATTTGGTAGATTTTGAAAATGCAGTAAATAATTATTTTACTCGTTCATTCAATCAAAATCAATTTGATGCGTTAGTAGCATTTGCATATAACCTAGGTGGTGGAGTTTTTGCTAATTATAATTGGAGTAAAACTGCAAGTGATAGTTAGATTTGTTCAGAAATGATTCTTTATGTAAATAAAGGAACCCAATATGAAGAAGGTTTAACTCGTCGACGCAAAGCAGAAATTGCCTTATATAACAGTTCATCTCCAAATACAAATGGGGGAACAAAAACAAGTTCTTGGACTTGGCCATTTACGAAAGCCTACACTGGCGTAATATATGTTGATGGTCAACAGTTTGGGAATACCTCTTATCCAAGGGGACGTGGTTATTTTCATGATGGATTTGATTTTGATTCCTCAGTTTATGGACCAGATATTTTAGCTGTATCTGATGGTGAAGTGATCTATACTGGAGTGATGGGAGATGGTCTTGGTTCTGTAATCGTTCTATCTATTCCACCTTACCAGGTAATGTATCAGGAATTCTCAAAATCTATTGGTGATATCTTTGTCTCAGTAGGTCAAAAAGTAACAAAAGGTCAACGTATTGGTCGATTAAATGGAGGTACACATCTTCATTTAGGAATTACACAAAAAAACTGGAGAACAGCATTAAGTAGCTGGGATGTTGATGATGGTTCTTGGCTAAATCCAATTGATGCTATTCAAAAAGAAATGAATAATTCACAAGAAGAAAAAGGAGATATTGAAATGATTTTATTAAAAGTAACAGATAAAAATTCAAAAATGGACGGTTCAATCTGGAATTATAGTGGAGAAATAATGATTAGATTGGATGGAGTAACCGCGGCACATCAAGCAAGCTACTTAAAGACCGTAGATGCTAATCAAGCTCAAATGTCACATTATAAAGACAATGGGGTGAAAACTATTGGGCAATTTTACTATTAATGTAAAGTAATATAAGCGAATTGCATTGGTCGCAAGTACAGTAGGGTGTTATTGTCAGGGTTCGACTCCCTGACTTGCTATTTTATTACAGGTTATCCATTGGGCAGCCTTTTATTGTTGGTGAAAGGAGATTAAATGCCAGTATTAGAAAATGCAAGACATGAAAAATTCGTTCAATGCCTAATTTCTGGCATGAGTCAACGAAAAGCATATAATGAAAGGAAAATACAAATTGGAGTATCAATTATTGGGAGTTTCAGGACTAATCTTAATTATATTAGGGCTGACATGGTTAAAAGATGGGGAAAAAATGGACCCACCTTTGAGAAAAAGAATCATTATTGATTTAACAACAATCGCTTTGTTTTGGATTGTATTTGAGTTTTGGCACTTCTCAAGCTCAAGAGCTTATGAAAATGAAGTAAATTGGATTATTAATGGTTCACTTGCTTTCTTTGGGGCACGAATGATTCAATTGATTTGCCAAATAAATCCGATGTTTCAAGAATTGGTGAATTACTTGAAATCTAAGAACAGCAAAACAGATGTTATTGAAACTGAAAGTACGGAGGAAAACAAATGAAAAAATTAATCAAAAAAGCTGCCATTGGAATGGTAGCTTTCTTTGTTGTTGCAGCAAGTGGGCCAGTGTTTGCGGCAGTCGGTGACCAAGGGGTGGACTGGTCAGTGTATAACGACAACTATGGAAAAGCAGGGTTGCCGACTGATAAGTTCGTGATTTCTCAAATTGGAGGTCACAATAAATATGGAATTTACTGGCAATCAACTTATCCAACACAGGTTCAATCTTCTATTGCTCAAGGTAAACGAGCGCATACGTATATTTGGTGGGAAAACGTCACTGATTATTCTACAGCTAAAACAGTTATGGATACAATGCTTTCCAAAATTCAAACGCCTAAAGGCTCAATTGTGGCACTAGATGCAGAGTTTGGAATGCAATCAACTGACGTTACAATGTGGGCTTTGAAATATATCAAAGATCATGGTTATACTCCACTTCTTTATGGATATAAAAGTTACCTTACAGATAATTTTTTCTTAGACAAAATTGTCAAAAACTATGGATTATGGATGGCTGGTTATGGTTGGAATACTAAAAAATCAGCGCCTGATTATAGTGACTTTCCAAGTTATGATAATATACAAATTTGGCAGTTTACATCAAAATATGTCGATGTAGAACTTGATGGCAATGTGGATCTAACAGGAATCACTGACAAAGGTTATGAGAACGGAAACGCAACTAAACCTGATACCGATACACCAGCCACCGATGAAGGACAGGATGCCAACGAAGTGACACCAAATGAAATTCAAGAGGGCATGACTGTCACTATCAAGTTTAGTGCAACGAATTACTCAACAGGACAAGCAATCCCTAAATGGGTTAAAGAAAACTCATATAAAGTGCTTCAAAAATCAGGGAATAAAGTCTTGCTTGATAATATTATGAGCTGGGTTGCAGCAAGTGACGTTCAAGCGCTAGATACAGGCGGAAGTAATTTAACTGGAAATACTCAAACTCATATTGTTCAGTCTGGCGATACTTTAAGTGGCATTGCTTCCAATTGGGGAACAAACTGGCAAGAATTAGCACATCAGAACAGTTTATCTAATCCTAACATGATTTACTCTGGTCAGGTTATTCGCTTCACAGGCGGTCAATCAGGGGCTACAGCACGAAATTACACCGTACGTTCTGGTGATAACCTTTCGTCAATTGCCAGCCGTCCAGGAGCAACAGTTCAAAGTCTAGTTTCAATGAATGGTATTTCAAATCCTAATTTGATTTATGCTGGTCAAACTTTAAATTATTAAAATTAACCCTGACCCCTGCAGTTATTTTGAAGCGTTAACATTTGTTAACGTTTTCTTTTTTATATAGTGATAGAATTTATCTGTATCTTAGTGTTTTTTAATTAAATATAGGATATATAATAATTTACCATTGGAGATTTT